GAACCTTCCGGTCCAGAAAGATTTTGCGGTGTTGACCTTGAAGTCAAGAACTTCAAGGGCTTCAACAAGCAGCTCCCGACTGTCAACGGGGATGATCAAATCATCTCCGAAGACGGCCACCTGCCCAATTAGAGACTTGATATTTCCCATTGTATGACGCATCCCACGTTTTGTTAGAACGCAGGAAATCGCTATACTCAGGAATATTAGGCTCTCTACTGGGAAGGTGCAGGCGTTGCCCATGGTTGAGAATTTTCTCAACCGGATCTGAGACGGTACACGTTTAGTGATCGTCTGTGAGACCCGCTGGGTTCGAGATGCTCTAAGACAGTTTAACAGTTTCGGATTTTTCCGAAACATCTGTCCAACAGCATGACATGTGACACGGTCGCTAGCAGCCGAGAGATCGACTGTAGCAAGCGTACCATCACGGGACCCGATCGTGCAAAGCTTCTGGTTGTGAGATTGATCACGAAAGTGAACAAACTCACCAATCCAAGAGTTTCGCGTTCGATCGCAAAAATAGTGCCAAATATTTTGCTGGCACCATTGACTTGCGCTCGGCTCCGCGGCAATAAGCCGCGGCTTCGAGAAGGTCTTCGGGACACACACCATTCGAGAACAAAGCTCTTGCGAGCTTGGAACCGTTCGAGTGTGTACTCTGTCTGCCCAACTGCTAAGACTATGGAAACCATAGTCGGCAATTGGGAACTCGGATTCCAGGGTATCGGACCAGTTTGTCCAACAATATTTGTTGGTCGGACCACGATACTCTGAAACAGCACCTGGGCCGTGCCTGAACCGCCATACACCCGGATCGTAAGATCCGAGTGTCGCGGTAACGACACCTGACACGAAGTCAAGTGTCGCCAGGAGGCGCGACAGTTCGATCCGCTTTTGCGGATCGAGAGACGATAGTCGTCCTTGATAGAGGGTAGATCTTTTGAATCCTTCATAGATCATCCCTCCTGCCACCAAGGTTTTGGAAGCGATTTCACCTTGCGGTGTTTCACATCCAAGATGTAAAGCAGAACCGCTATGGTCTTGCGACCATAGCGAGAGCTGTTCTTCATCACTTGGTAGCCAAGAACAACTAGAACCAGGGCGAGCCTGAGGCGTTGTAGAAACGCTATCAGGTCTAGTCCCCAGCTCGTCTTCGCCCTGCCAAAAGCCTTCCGGCTCCGGCAGAGCGCTGTCGACAGCAAAGAATTCAACGACTTCTTTTTCGTTGGCCTCTGCTGTGCAGCTGAGTTTGCCCTTTTTGAAAGCCAACGTAAGTTGGCGAACAAATCGGATAGCCTCAACATTGCAATCCTCCTTCAGTTGACCCGAACCGTGAAAAACCTGTAGGTAGAGTCCCCGAAGAAACTTCGGAATCACTACCGTGTTCGAACTTCTTCTC